ATAACAATTATAACACATAAAGCCGGTATCGGTTTTAATAACCGACACCGTTTCCTTTCCACATAAAATACACTTTTCTTTATTCATTTTTAATATTATTTTCTAAAAAACATATCTCCCGAAATAGATCGGGCTGTATCATCACCAGTTAGCCGTATGTATCGGAAAAAATTCTGTTCGGTCCGATGCCCGGTGAGTTTCATTATCTCCAGTGTCTTCATCCGGCCGGTGAGATACATATTCGTTGCCGCACTTCTTCTCGCTGTATGACTACTTATCAACTCCCATTTTTCACGAGTAACAGTAAACAGCTTTCCACCTTTGGTATAAGAAAAAGTAATTAGATCGTTAAGCCCGATTTCTTTCATTATCACTTTCAAATACTTGTTGAAGTACTGGATGCACAAACCAGAAGGAACCTGACCACCATACTTTGCGAATATCTCTTTTATATAATCATGTGCCGGGACCTTGACATCCACATTGGTTTTCTTTGTTCGGATCATAATATAGTTATTTATAAAGTTTTGACTTGTCAACCTTGAATAGTCGGAATAACGCAAAGCAGTAAGGCATCCCAATACAAACATGTCTCTAATTCTCTCCTTTGCTTTCCGCTTATCCTGCCCTACAAACTTGTAGTAGTAGATACGGGTAATCTCATTCATTGAAAGAAATACTGCATTCGTAGGCTCACATTTCAAATCAATTTCATCATAAGTAACATCTACTGCATAATTGTATTGCGAAGCTCTACGAATAAGAGTCTGTATTTTTAGAATATATCCTACAATGGTATTATGTCGTAACCCGCAATCTTCAAGATAGACTATGAAATCATCAAGAAATTCAGCCGTTACCGAGTTGGTGAATATGTCACAATCAAACTCCAATGAAAAGTTTTCAATGTGCTTTATTATCGCATCATAAACGGCTGCATAGTGTTCAGACTTGCGCCTGCTGCGCTTTTCTAACACATCCCGGATGAAGTCGGTGAAGAATACTCCTTCTAATGGCTTCTCCTGACGGAAGTGATTAATGTAGTCCTTTCTCGCTGTGCGGGGCCGGACAGGTTGTGATAATTGTAATGCTTTGGTAATATCATTTTAAAGGGTTAATTACTTTTTTTCATATTTATCAATTCGGGATTATCATGGATATTACCAATCATAATAGTATCATCCATTCTTGTAAGGTCAGATTGCCCGAAATAGAATAAATTTCGACCATTAGAAAGTTGAAAACGACAATTATCATATAGGATAATAGCTGTATATTCTTCTGGTTCAAAACCAAATGTAACAGTGTGAAGAATATCCCCTTCATAGATCTCCATCCCTTTCTTGTCTAATAACCCGGTGAATTGTCCTGTTGTATTCAGAATAACTTCATACCGAATCATGTTCCATACGGCAGCTTTGTCCGGGCATATATATGCCTTGCCGTTTAGCAGAAGCAAACTGCCATACAACCATTCATGAATCCCAAATCTAGATTTTCCTCTAAATTTAATTGTTCTCATTATATTCTTTTTTGATTGTTGTTATACGTTTATTTTTGCACGGGAAACACTCCCCAATTTTCCGCCTTCTTCCATCCATGTTTTATAGCATTTATCACAAAGAGAGTTGCCATATCCTGAAACATAGCGTTCGCTCCCTTTGGGTATTGATTCAGCGCATATAAAACATTTTGTATCTTTTCGGGCTACTTTCTTTGAGAAAGCATCTTCGCCTTGTCTTTTTGCATGATAAGCCATATTTATTCCTTTCTTATTTGTTATTAGTCAATTGGTAATTTCATAAAACACATCCAGATTGTTTTGCTCTGTCTTCCTGTTGTATGTCCGAAAAGAGGTTTAAATGGGATAACAGACAAAACTTCCACAGCTTTTATTTCGCTTTCGTTCCACTTGAATATCAATGTACCATTTGGTTTTAAGACACGCATACATTCATCGAAGCCCGCCTTTATCACTTCCTGCCAATTTGTAGGGAGTTTACCATACTTCTTTGCCATCCATGAAGTTTCTCCAAGAGTTTTTAAATGTGGCGGGTCAAATACAACCATGTAGAAAGAATCGTCCTCAAACGGAAGGTTGGTAAAATCAGCTATTACATCCGGCTTTACCTCTATGGTTCTGATTTTATCTCTATCCTTGGCCGTGACGGTTTCACTACGCTTGTCAATAAATAAAGTGTTCGGATTATGCTTATCAAACCAAAACATCCGGCTACCACAACAGGCGTCTAATATGATTTTCGTTTCACTCATTTCTATTCTTGTTTTGAGCTATGCGGTAAACGAAGAATCTACCGCATAGCTGATTTATCATTTATTTCTTGCCGCTTCTAAAACTGGAAGATTTGTCTCCGTTGGTATGTATATCACAGTTTTATCATTCAGATTGCTTTGTTGACGTACCCACAAATATTGGATATATGCGGGGGTAATACTTCCATTTTCAATTTTAATCGCTTCGGCAGCATCTTTAGCACGTTCGATTTCAGCTTGGGCGTTCAGCTTTTCAGCTTCCAGATTTGCTTTAGCTTCTTCAATCCTTATTTTACGGTTTTGTTCTGCTTTAGCAAATTCAGCCTTTCCAGACATTTCTTGCTGCCAAACGTTATAATAAGGGATGGTAACAAAACATCCTACAACAATTGCGACAAATACGATAGCCGCCAAAATTCCAAGTTTATTCATAATCTAATATTGGGTTTTATAAAGCCGCCCAAGGCTTATTAGTTTATTATTATTATATTTGCAAAAAAACAAATATATGTCAACAATATATCGTAATAGAACAATCCGCCCTTCAAGTAGACTTGAAACATCTGTATCTTATAAAATCAATACAGAGAAAGTCACGACAAATGATACATTGGTTATTACCATTAACCATGAAAGTGAGAATTTTAGTAAAGAATTTACTTTTTCAGGAGAGAAGGTTGCAAACCGTTCCTCAATACACTTCAGATATATTAATGGAGAAATTATTTGGTCACCAGTTCAGCCTGATTAGATTCATATCTTTGCAGACTTAAATTATTCATCATCATAATCAGTATCAAAGATACGTGCAACCATATCGACGATATTTTCTTCAATATCCTCGGTAGAACCAGTTACAGCATTAGCTATATTCTTTTTCTCCTGGATGATTCGATAAACCTTCTCATCTATCGTCCGACGGCCAAGAAAATAGTAACAGGTTACAGAATCCTTTTGCCCGATACGGTGTGCCCGGTCCTCACATTGACAGCAGTCTGCATACGTCCAGGGAAACTCAACAAAGGCTACATTGCTTGATGCTGTAAGGGTAAGACCTACACCAGCGGCTTTTATTGAGCAAATGATAATATCTGCTTTCGGGTTGTTCTGAAAAGCGTCTACGGCTCTTTGCTTCTCGTCCTGTGAGTCTCTTCCGGTAACAGATACGGCAGTGGGAAAGTAACGTTTCAGTTGATCTACAACTTCATGAAGCGAACAAAAGAGAATTATCTTCTTTCCATTCTCCCGGAAGTCTTTCACAAATTCAATCACATCACGTACTTTGCCGCGAGCGGAGATCTGCCGTAGAATATTGATACGTACCATCACTTCACCGCGCATTGCCTTAGCTATCTTATCGTCGTCAGCGTCCTTGTATTTCTGTAGATACATAATAAGGTCGCGTTCTGCATCCATATACTCTTTTCGATTTGTGATTTCGCAAGTATTCACCTGCCGTATTTTATCGGGAAGATCTGTGAGGACAAGTGACTTTTCACGACGAAACATACAGTACTTCCATAGGTTAAAATTCAATTCTCTCAAATTTGATGCTTCTCTCTGTCCGGAACAGTATCTATCAACAAATGGTTTATATCCACCGAAATCGTTCATTCGATCTAAAATAGCCAACTGCGGAATCAAATCTTTAGGCCGATTTACCACCGGTGTTCCCGTCAATTCAATAACCCATTCTTTGCCGGTACAAATACCTTTGCAAAACTTAGCCTGCTGGGTTGATGCAGATTTGCAACGATGGCTTTCATCAATGATAACAGACTTGAATAAATTGATTGAGTTTCTAAATTCCACATCTCGCAGCGTCCAGCCTTCAGCTTTCTTTATACGTTGTACAAAGTACTTCTTTAATGATTCATAGTTAACAATAAATACCTGGTGCATTCCTGTCTGAAAGAAAAAAGTCCATGTATCACGTACCTTGTCGGTTAGGATCATCGCCTTTTTATCCGTAAACTTCTCCCATTCACGTAGCCAGTTGATTTTTAATGATGAAGGGCATACAACAAGACAAGGAAAAGCGTCTGCGAGGTTAATTGTTGCTATACTCTGTAATGTCTTCCCCAAGCCTGGTTCATCGCAATTCATAAATCGTTTAAGTTGCAAACCACGTGCAATACCTTTAAGTTGATAAGGATAAGGCTGAATTTTCAAATTGTGCGGAACGGTTAAATCAGGTAATTCCGGAATATCATAAGCGATATCCTCCTCCTTTTTTTCTGTACCATTTACCCAATTGATATTCTCAAATTGCCGTATTTGATAAATCATTCTTTCAAGGTCAACTCTACTCCGAGCTGGAACTATCCAAACTTTTTTTGCACCGTCAAAACGTCTTCCGGGAATTTGTCGGACTCGATCTACAATAGAAGGTTTATACTTGAATGATAATTCAAAGTTATCTCCTTTTAATTCAATATTCATGATTTAGAGTATTTTATAGGGGGATAATTTCCCCCTATGGTGATTGTAAGTTATGCGGTTGCGTCAAGAGGTGCGGGAGCATCTATCTGTTTTTTTCTTCCTTTTTTCTTCGGCTTTTCTTCCACTATGATAGCTTCTTCTGGTTCATCGGTTTCGAAATCAAGACGTTCTTGTCTAATTCCCCATTTTTCTTCAAATAGGTAACTTTCTACTTCAGCATCACATGCAGCTGCATCAATGCTTAATTCTTCGTAGTAGAGATATTGTTCGTCAAGGAGAGGAACGAAGATTTTCAAGTCAACGACTTTGCCGGACTGAAGAAGTTTGGATCCCATGATAGTTATTCCAGAAACCCCATCGACACTGTCATTCGCATAACCTGTAATAATATAGTTTTCTAAGGTTTCTGCATAGCCAGGAGAAGTAAAACTATCCTTATCGATTTTAGATGCTTCCGGCTGCTCACACAATACGACAAGATGCAATTTAAGACGGCTAAACGCTTCTCTTAAATCACTGTGAATGATCTGATCACAGCTCTTGTTTATTACATTTGTGTAGTTTGATTCAGAAAAACGCTCATTGTACACTACATTCAGCCGATCTTTCT